GTCGCAATCAACAGCGTAGACGGCAAACCCTACGCTGGTGCAACCCGTCAATTGCCAATCGCAAGTACTTATAACACTGCGATTTTTAACGGGGATATTGTGGCTGTAGTCGATGGTGGAACTATTGAAAAATCTGGTGTTACAAACGACTCTACAACTACCCCTGCTAACTACACTTATGGTGTATTTGTTGGTGTTCAGTATGTAAACAGTCAAGGTCAAACCGTTCAAGCGCAATATTACCCAGGTAATGCTGCTGCTACTTCGGCTGTGGCTTATGTTGTTGATGATCCTATGGCTGCTTTTAAAGTAGCTGTTGTATTTGCAAACAGCGTTGTAACTACTGTTAATCGTAGCGTTGTAGGTATTAACATGGCAATTGACCAAGGTACTGGTAATACAACTACTGGTAACTCTGGCACAGGCGTTCTTGTTCCTACTAACAACGAAGGCAACGCAGCAACTCTGCCAGTTCGAGTTGTTTCTGTTGTACCTGAAACTGCGACTAACGCAACGGCCTTCACTGAAGTAGTAGTGAAGTTAAACAACCCACAAATACTCCGTACAACGGGTATTGACTACGCCGCTTAAGGAGCTTAAAAATGGCTATTTCTCGTGCCCAACTACTTAAAGAGCTCCTCCCAGGCTTGAACGCTTTGTTCGGTTTGGAGTATGCGACTTATGGTGAACAACATAAAGAGATCTATGAAACAGAGACCTCTGAACGTTCGTTCGAAGAAGAAACTAAGTTGTCTGGCTTTAGTGCCGCCCCAGTGAAAAACGAAGGCAGTGCAATTGCTTATGACAACGCACAAGAGGCTTTCACAGCTCGCTATACCCACGTAACGATCGCTCAAGGCTTCAGCTTAACTGAAGAAGCTATTGAAGATAACTTGTATGACAGCCTATCAGCTCGTTATACCAAGGCGTTAGCTCGTTCCATGGCGTATACCAAGCAAGTTCGTGCTGCTTCTGTGTTAAACAATGGCTTTAGCGCTAGTTTTCCAGGCGGTGATGGCGTAGCTTTATTTGCTACTGACCACCCACTAGTCTCTGGCGGAACTAACTCAAACGAGCCTACTGTTCCAGCTGATCTTAACGAAACTTCCTTGGAAGCCGCTGTTATTCAGATCGCTGCTTGGACAGATGAACGTGGTCTGTTGATCGCTGCTAAGCCACGTAAGTTAATCGTTCCACCCGCACTACAGTTCGTGGCAACTCGTTTGCTAGAAACCGAACTTCGTGTTGGTACAGCGGATAACGACATCAATGCATTAAAGAACAACGGTTCGATCCCAGAAGGTTATACAGTTAATAACTACCTGACCGACACCAATGCTTGGTTCTTGTGCACTGATGTTCCAAACGGCATGAAGCACTTTGTTCGTACCCCATTGCAAAACAGCATGGACGGTGACTTTGACACCGGTAACGTACGTTACAAGTCTCGTGAGCGTTATTCCTTCGGATTCTCGGATCCACTAGGAATGTTTGGTTCGCCAGGAGCGTAATGTAGTAAAGAAAAGGGGGGCTAAAAACTCCCCTTTTTTATTTGTTTGTAGTAAGATTTAAACATCTGGGTAAATCGCTTATCAAACTGCCCCAGCAGACGCATACACGATTGATAAGCTGAACTTTGTATGAAGGACAATTTAAAATGGCAAGAACTACTTTTTCAGGCCCAGTGCGGGCTGGTTATCAAGGCGGAGACGCAAGCGCACAACAACCTTTAACTCCTACCACTATTAATTCAGGAACCGTAATTTCGGTCGATGAGGGAACAGCAGCTTCTGGCTTCTATTCTCGTGTAATGCCAACCACAGGTTTTGGCTCAAGCAGCTATTTAACTCCTGGCGAGGCTTTCTCTGTATTTGGACGTGTCCAGTGTGGCGCTCCTTTTGCTGTAGCTCCTTCTACTACTTTTAACCACATGGCTGGTGCAGTAGGTGAGTTTGCAGTTATTGGTACATATGCTAACTTTGGCTTAATGGCTGGTGTAATGGGTACTATTAACACTAATACCCTGTCAGGCGATGCTGCTGTTATGGCATTTATGGATGGTGATTCTGGTGTAACTACCGCTCGTTGCGCTTTTGGTGTTGCAATGGCTCAAACCACAGCTGGTTCTGGTTTTGAGTATGGTATCGACCTGAAGATGCAAGACCCTGTAGCTGATGCTGGCGGTCCTTCTGGCGTTAAAGCATACACCAAAGCTAATATCCGTATGGAAGATGACGTTGTGGTTATGGTTGATGCAGGGGCTCCTACAAACGGTACTACTGGTGATAACTTCGCAGGTACGGGTTCTTTATATGTTGATTCGACCGCTGGTAAGTTGTATATCAATACCGGTGCAATCAGCAACCCAACCTGGGTAGTTGTTGGTACTCAAACCTAATGTTGACTCATAAAGACCCAGAAGTTCAGGTAATGCTTGGGCTTCTGGAATCTCAAAGAGATCATGTTATGGGTATTGTAGCGATGCAGGCTAAGCAAATTGAAGAGCTAAAAGCCAAACTTGCTACTCAACAGGAAAACCAGGAGAGTTAAAATGGGTATGCAATATGACGTAAAGTCAGCACACGCAAGCGCATCAGGTGTGGCGGTAGGGTACAGAACTCGCTTAAAAGGGGTTCTTATGTCCCCTTCTGGAGCTACAACGGTAAATACTATTTTTGCTAATAACTTAAGCCTTTCTGGTACGTACAATGTACCAGCCTCTACCGTTTGCACGGTAACTATTGCTAATCATGGGCTGTCAAACGGGGATAGAGTTTATTTAGACTTTACCTCTGGAAGCTCTGCTGATGGTCCGTATGATGTATCTAACGTTTCTACAAACACGTTTACAGTTACAGTAGCTTCAGCAACAACTAACGGCAATGTAACAATGTACGCATCCATATTAGCTGAATTTGACTGTTCTTCTGCTACGGCTTTTTATACATTTATTCCAGGCGAAGGTATTTTAGCGACAGATGGTATTTATGTTGGTTTACCAGCTTCGGTAACAACTACGCTGTTTTACGGATGACACTATGCAGCAATATGACGTTAAATCGTATCATGCTTCAGCATCTGGAATCGCTACCACAAACCCTGTACGCTTAAAAAACGTATTGGTTACTACTGGTACTGTGTCTGCAAGAAATATGGCAGTTGCAGATCCAGCGACTTCGCAATCGGGCACTTGGAGTCGTACTGGAGCACTAGTTACGGTTACGATTAACAACAATGGTTTAACAAACGGTCAACGGGTATTTTTAGATGTTGCGGCTGGAACTACCATGCGTGATGGGGTGTACGAAGTATCTAACGTAACAACTAATACTTTTACAGTAACTTCCGCTACATCTGGATCTGCAACGGGTACAGTAACAATGTACACAAATATTTATGTTGAACTTGATACATTTAATACAGTAGGTTTACCTGTTAAGATTCCAGGCGAAGGGATTAATTGCCCTAACGGTATTTTTGTTGGGGTTGGCTCAAGCGTAACGGCAACGGTGTTCTATGGCTAAATCCCCTGCATGGACTCGCAAAGAGGGTAAGAACCCTGAAGGTGGCTTAAATGCTAAGGGGCGAGCTTCGTACAACGCAGCCAATCCTGGTAAACCTGGGCTCAAACGTCCACAGCCAGAAGGTGGTTCAAGACGGGATTCCTTCTGCGCTCGCATGAAGGGCATGAAGAAAAAGCTCACATCTGCTAAAACCGCTAACGATCCTGATTCACGCATCAACAAGTCCCTACGGGCTTGGAACTGCAAAGAAGGCGGAACCATTCGTGGTGGTGGATGCGAAGTCCGTGGTAAGACTAAAGGACGGATAGTCTAATGGAAATGATGCTATGGAACATGGTGTTAACGGTGCTTCTTGGGGTGCTTGCCTATATTGGGCATGAAAAAGCCTCTGAAATACAACGCCTTAACATCTTATTAAACAAAACTCGTGAGGAGATAGCTCGTGATAACGTTACTCAAGCAGAAATTGACCGCATTATGCAGCACATTGACCAGCGCTTTAACAAGCTTGAAAGCAAAATTGACCAACTTATTCAAAGCAAAATAGCAAATGCCTAGCGTAAGTAAAAAGCAACACAATTTCATGGCGGCTGTGGCTAATAACCCAAAGTTTGCCAAAAAAGCAGGAGTGCCTTCTTCAGTTGGGAAGGAATTTTTAACTGCCGATAAAGGCAAAACTTTTAAAGAAGGTGGGACTATGAAAAAGATGAACCCA